CCGGGATCAGCAAAAGCGATGAGCAGCTGGCAGTACAGGCTCTGGCGCGTCATGCAATGGAATCAGCGCCCAGGAATGTACGTAAAGCAGCAGCAGGCGAATTTGGCTGGTGTATGCTGACGCTGGCGCAATTCGCCTTTGCCCAATACTCCCGTTCAGCGGAAACCAGCGTGACGTGTCACAGCTGCAGCGGCAGCGGATTAACCTCTCAGTATGAAGATGTGATCAAACATCCTGGAGTCTTCAACTCTGACGGAATGGAAATCGTCCCGCCGAAAATCAAGCACGAACTGGTCAAACGTAAATGCGCGGCATGTAACGGCAAAGGTGAGCTGTTGGCACGATGCCGTTGCGGTGGCAAAGGTGAGGTGCTCGACCGCAAAGCCACAAGTGAGCGCGGTGCGCCGGTGTTCAAAACCTGCGAGCGCTGCAGCGGAAATGGATTTTCTGGGGTGCCGTCTACTGCAGCCTATAAAGCGATACTGAAGCGAGTCCCGGATCTGCACGTCAGAACGTGGACCCGTAACTGGAAACCGTTTCTGGAGGGGCTTGTCGACGTCTGCTACAGAGAAGAACAAAAAGCAGACTCGGCGTTTCAGGACGCAACGAGCTTTCGTGATGATGTGAACAAAATTTAGCACATTAGCCACATTAAGCTTGATTTTGTCCGAACTTGTCGTGTATGCTTCAAATCGTAGGTTATTGCGCCTGCACGAAATCAAACCCGCCTCCGAGCGGGTTTTTTTATGCCTAAATTTGGTCGCCGCGAATGAATACATTCATCATTTGTGCATCCGGCCCGTCTCTCAATAAATCAGATTGCGAACTGATCTCCGGATCGGGGCTGCCGGTTATTGCTGTTAACTCCACCTGGCGAGCCGTGCCTAATTGTGAATACATTTACGCGGGTGATCTGCGCTGGTGGGATGCAAACATCGATGTTCTGCCGTCCTCAGCCTCTCGCTGGACCTGTAATTACCGGGCTCATAAACGCTATGGGCTAAATCTGTTTGATACAGATACCCGGTGGGCCTTCAACTCCGGGCAGCGCTCAATTCTGTTTGCTGCCAGCCAGGGGGCGAAAAACATCATCCTGTTAGGGTTTGACTGCTCCATTAATGGCGGTAGTCACTGGCATGGTGATCACGTCGGGCTGGATAATCCTACATCAGAGAGTGTCACGCGATGGCGCGGGGAGTTTGCCAACACCGCCAGAGCGCTGGCCGGTAAGGTGAATATCATCAACAGTAGCCGCCAGACAGCGCTTAAGTGCTTCCGGCGTCTCGGCCTCAATGAGGCTTTACGCGAGGTGGCATGTTAAACGTTCCTCTATTCATTGAAGGCATGCTGGGCATGGGTGACAACATCTACCAGCGCGCTTTCGTTAAGCAGTTGCCAGCCGGTACTTATATCCGGACCGCCTGGCCCGAACTGTATGAAGATTTGCCCGTTCTGCCTGTTCGCAGTTTTACAACGCTCCGCACGCAGCGCAAAAACGAGTACCGGACGCAGGCCGCTTTTCACCTGCCGCCAGATATGCGCCAGACAAAACGGATTTTCTACGGTCCGGATCATCTACGGCGCGGTTCAATATTTGACGCGATGCGCCAGCAGTTTGGCACCGAGCCGTCAGAGCTCGACTTGCCCTCTTACGGACCCGCTGAATTTACGTCTGAAAAGCCGATCGCGGTAATTCGTCCGGCTACTGTTCGCAGTGAATGGCGCAGTGACTCCCGTAATCCTGAACCGGATTACCTGTTGCAGGCATCCCGGCTACTGAGAAAGCATTTTTGTGTAATCAGCGTGGCTGACCTGCAGGAGGGGGAGGAGTGGACCGTCGGCGAACTTCCCGAAGCAGATTTGCGCATGCACTCCGGCCAGCTCAACTTCAAATCGCTGATGCGCCTGATTGAGCATGCCGCCGTAGTAGTTACGCCGGTGGGCTGGGCGCTTCCTGCTGCTATTGCCTATAAAACGCCGGTGTACGTCGTCGCTGGTGGGAGAGGCGGCCACAATGCACCGGAAATCGTAACCGATCCGGCGATGGACCTCTCTCGGGTTGGCTGGGCAATTCCCGACAATTACTGCCGCTGCGAAGCATGGGATCACCACTGCGACAAGCGGATTTCAAATTTCTCCGATAAATTCGAGGCCTGGCTCCATGAAGTCGTTTTATCAGGAACTGGAAAGCGGGCTGGTATTTTTACCGGAGTTGGGGATCGGACGTTACCCGGTTCCGGCGTCACGCCCGTATGACGAGCAGTATTTCGCAAAGTATCAGCAACTGGCTGACACCGAAACGGGTAGAGCCTTAACGCAATCCCGTATTGAGCTGGTGGAGCGCCATTTTCACGGCCCTGTTCTCGACGTTGGTATCGGTGCCGGTCAGTTCGTCTCTACCCGACCGGGAACGCTTGGGTATGACGTTAATCCGGCAGGTATTGCCTGGCTGAACGAGCGGGGCGCATTCGCTGACCTCTACGCCAACAAGTGGCGAGCACTGACGATGTGGGATGTACTGGAACACATCGACGAGCCGGAGCTGGCGGTACAGCAGGCCAGTGAATACGTGTTTGTGTCGATCCCGATTTTCACTGATGCGGGAGACATTCTCCGCTCCCATCATTTCAGAAAGAACGAGCACATCTGGTATTTCACTGATGAAGGTTTCAGGCGATGGTTTGCAGAGCAGGGCTTCACCTGCGCAGAGCAAAACACAATCGAATGCCAGTTAGGGCGTAAGGGCGTCGCTTCGTACGCTTTCCGCAAAAATTAACTCCCTTTCACACACAGCACCCCGAACCCGGAGGTGTGGAATGCACAGAACTATGCCTGACAAAATCGCATCGATAGCGGGGTACTGTACATCCGGCGGCCTCATTTGCTGGGGTGGCATAGCTAAATGGATACATGACCTTGACTGGAACCTTGTCGCAGTCGTCGGCGGCTTCGTTATTGGCTTGCTGACTTTCTTCGTTAACTTTTACTTCAAACGCCGCCAGACAAAAGCCTATGAGGCAGCGCTGGCGCGTGGCTATGTAACCCCTCCACCGCAGGACAACTAATCATGGCATCAACTAAAAGCAAGCTCAGCGCTGCCATGCTTGGGCTATTGGCTGCCGGTGCCACTGCGCCGGTGCTAATGAGTCAGTTTCAGGATGAAAAAGAAGGCACCAGCCTGGTTGCTTATCCTGATGCTGGTGGCGTGTGGACGATTTGTGGCGGTGTGACTCGCGTTGACGGCAAACCCGTGGTTAAGGGCATGCAGTTGACTCGCCAGCAGTGCGACAAAATCGACAAGGCAGAGCAGGCGAAAGCTTTGGCCTGGGTGGAAAAAAACGTTCGAGTTCCGCTGACCGAGCCACAAAAAGTCGGCATAGCGTCTTTCTGCCCGTGGAACATCGGCCCCGGAAAATGCCTGCCGTCAACGTTCTGGAGAAAGCTCAATGCTGGTGATCGGTCCGGTGCATGCGCAGAGATAAAACGCTGGACCTATGACGGCGGTCGCGATTGTCGTATCCGCTCGAACAATTGTTACGGGCAGGTTCTACGCCGTGACCAGGAGTCCGAACTAGCGTGCTGGGGGCTTGATAAATGACCCTGAAAACCTGGTTGCTTCTGGGCGTTGAGTTGCTGCTGTCAGGAATCATTATTTTTGTGCTGCTGGGGCAGGTTAGCGAACAACGTGGCAGGGCAGAAAAAGCAGAGCAAGAGGTCGATGGCCAGCGGCAGGTGATTGCCACTCAAGCTTTTAACATTAATCGTTTCAATCAGATTGCCGACTACACCAACCGGAACAATTCACTGATTGATGCCAGTTCCGATAACACGGTTATCGAATACCGGGAGATCCTCCGCCGTGAAAAAACCTGTGATCTGCCTGTTCCTGCTGATGTCGCTGGTGGGCTGCTCGAATACACGCACCGTCTACGTGCCAGCGCAATGCACACCGATTCCGGGAACGCTGACGCAGCCAGTGATGGCGCCACTACCACCAGCGCGCTGACGTATTGCCAAGCTGTTCTCTGGATCAAGCCGCTACTGGCCGCCATCGAAAAAGCGAATAACCAGCTGGCTGGAATACGTGAAATTGAAAAGGGACGCCAATGAAGGCTATCGCAAGTATAAATGACGATAGTCTCATGGCACGATGAGTGTGTGACTGAAAACATCGTTTTATATAGTTATAAATGATAATTTATACGCTCGATAAAGGAGGGTATATGAAACGATGTGTTATTTCCCCTGCCATGAGGTTAGTGCAAGACGAGCAAGGCGTCAGAATGAATGGTGGGTTAAAATCAGAGGATATTAATTATTATATTCTTTTTTGGGATCGTATAGTTGTACCTAGTACTCAGATAGTGCATCGGAAATTAAAGAATGAGGATGATTTACTTGGTCTGGGTGTTATAAGTAGACCAATGCTCAAAGGTCTTGAAACAGATGGTTTGGTAAGTAGATATCTATCTTATCAACTGGAGCTTCTTGATAAATATAGAAGTGAAAATAAAAGCGAAGATTGGTCGCTGCATCAGGTCGGAGAGGATTTTGTTTCGCTAGAATCCAGCGATAAGCAACACTCAGATTTAAGGATTGAAATTTTCAACGCATTGCCTATACCAAGTGAAAACGTTCCGTTAGCTGATATTTTGGAGTTTAAGGAAAGAAAGAAACAGCAGTTTATCGATTTTCATGAATATTTAGATGAACTTTATAAACATATTATCACAAGCCCTGACGAACCATTGTTTAGAGCTAAGGCTTATGCCTCATTTGAAGAATCACTTTCAACTATCAGAAGATTCAGTGAAGAAAAATGGCGAGGAGAGCTAAATAACTTCAACTTTTCATTTGGTTTTGAGTCTAAAAATGACACTGTTGATGCTGTGTTAGACGGCGCTAGCGCCTTAGCTAACGCTTATGCTGGAGATCAGGTTTCGGCGTTTAAAGACGTAATTAGTATTTTAGCTAAGAATTTTAGAGTCAGTCGAAAAGAAAAAGTTATGCTTGGTTCCGAGTCTGCGCGTAAAGGACTAAGGTACTTGGTAAATATGAGCGATGAGAAACTGCTTTAAGTGATTTCTGGTGATAAGTTAAGTTTTGCTAAATAGAATATTGCTAAGCTCATTAAATAAATGGGCTTAGTAATTCTTTATTGTTTTTTTGTGGAAACTTAAAGGATTCTTTTTTATGGCATCAATAAAACATTCGCTAGATGCCAATGGACAATCAAAATATTACGTTCACTGGAAGGATGAAAAATCCGGTCATGGGCGCCGCCGCATCTTTAAGAATATTGATGATGCCGCACATCTTTTCTGGCAAAAACAGAATGTCGAGCTGGATTGTCGAACCGCCAGCTGGGCCGGAATAGACCATTCCTGGACTTTCCGAAAGTTAATTCTGTTTTATCTGGGATATCAGGCCGGCAAGCTTGGAAAAAATATCATACGGCTGTCGTCATATACTAAATGCCGTCACGATCTTCTCGCTGTAGACGGGCCGATACTGGAAAAAAATATTCTCCATATCAGCCATCGCGATATCGTTGATTCGGTTCGCACCGGCTGCCATCGCTGGATTCGTTCGGCTTTCTTCCTGCTGGTGGAAAAGCGGCTCATCACTTTTAACCCAGTTGACCGTCCCGCGCGCCGGAAGCGTCGACCCATCACCATACCGCCATCATCATCGGTCAGGGAGCTACTGAATAACGCGCCAGTTCGTGAGCGTATCGCGTGCTGGCTCGGGATTTGTGGCCTGCGCATCGGTGAGGCTCTGGCGGTTACTTATAACGACGTGTCAGCCGACTGGATCGACATCCGGGGGCATGTTGTTGACGGCGTTATACATGAGGGGCTGAAAAGAGGCGTGGAGCGCCGGGTACGGATGCCGCGTGAACTTTTCGCGTTGCTGGATAAAAGTAAACTTGGTACTTCTGAGCCTCTTATCTGCAACCAGTTTACCGGCGCATGCCTCGCTACCAGCTACGGCACTCAGGGGGTTCTCGTCAGAACCCTGAACGACTATGGCATTAAGCGATTCCATCATCTTCGCCACTTTGCTGTATCTCGCCTGGCGAACAAAGGCGTCGATATTCTGAAGGTTTCCCGACTTATTGGGCATTCGAACATCAAAACCACAATGGACGTTTACGGTCACCTTTTCGGTGAAGTGGTGGAGATGGATTTGGACTGAGTTATCCACATAGTGGAAATATTAGGGCGATCCACTATCTCCCCATTCTGCGCGGCCTCCGGGCATCAAATCGCAGTTTTCCCGAAAAAAAGGATATGCCGCATTTTTACCCCCTCTGATATGCCGCACTTGGCACCAGAGAGGACGCGGCCTGCACGCCAGAATTTACCGCGTGATACGCCGCACCCGGATCGGAGAAATTGGATTTTGAACAAAAAATAATCACATTGACTTAGGCGGAAGTATGGCTCCTAAAAAAAGCTTCAGAAAAGCCTACGTCGGTATCGTTATGGACATGGCATTAGCCCGTAGCAAAATCAGCAATCGGATGGTTGCTCAGCGCTTAGGTGTGGACGAGACGACGATCCGTCGCTGGCGTAAAGAGAATATCGAGTTTGAGCGCGCTTTCACTGAGGCTCGCGAAGCTCTCAGAGAGAAAATAAACCGCGTCGCCGGTAAGAGCCTGGACGTTCGCAAACGGAAGGTTGTCACCACATCGCCGGATGGTGTGAAAACCACGATCGAAGATGTGCTGCCCACGCACAACGATATTGCTGTTTTCTCAAAAGTGCTCGGTCTTGGTACCAGCGTCTATAGCGAGGAAGAACGTCAGCGTGATGTGCTTCGCGAGGTGATGAAACACAAGGTGGCCGGGAAATACTCCGCGCTGGAGGCGGCGCAGCTGCTTGAGGCTGAGGGGGTAAAAGTTCCGGAAACCCTGCTTATGGAGCTGGGAGCACCGAAAATTTTCGAACCGTTCAACAATATGGACAAGGCAGCCAAAGCCGACGCGGCGAACCTGACCCCGCAGGAAGCAGCCGATATCTACAAAAAATACCTGGGCTGAAAATTGCAAAAACAGGCGTTTCGAACCGTAAAAACGCTATGCACTTTTTGACCCGTTTTATGCACGTTTTATTCATCCCGATTTGACCACTTTTCTGTTCAAAACAGAGGCTTCACGCCGTTTGCGTGATGTGTGCTGTTGCGCCAGTGCGGGTAACGACCATTATGTTAAATTGGGGCGTTTTTGAGGAATTTTTCTGTGCCGATCCCGTTCCCCTTTGACTTCCGCAAACCGGACTATACCGCCGTGTTTGAGTGGAGAATGGAGAGGCTGGAGCGGATCAGGAAAGCGCCTGAAATGCTTCCGGCACTCCGCGAGTTTTACCGTACTAACCCGGCCCAGTTCATCATCGACTGGGGCATGACTACAGACCCGCGTAACCTCGATTATGGCCTGCCTGCGACCATCCCGTTTTTGCTGTTCCCCCGCCAGGAGGAATGGATTAACTGGATCATGGACAGGCGCGCCAGTCTCGAGCATGGACTGACAGAAAAAAGCCGCGAAATGGGGCTGAGCTGGACTTCTATCGGTCTGGCCTGTTCACTTTGCCTGTTCAACAAAGAAATGGTGATCGGGTTCGGTTCCCGTAAAGAGGAATATGTCGACAGTACCGGCGACCCAAAAGCACTTTTCTGGAAAGCGCGTAAGTTTGTCGAGTTGCTGCCAGTAGAGTTTCGCGGTTCATGGAGTGACAAAAAACATGCTCCTTACATGCGCGTGGAGTTCCCGGAAACGGGCGCGGTCATTAAGGGAGAGGCTGGCGATAACATTGGCCGTGGTGACCGTACCACGCTTTATTTCGTGGATGAGTCGGCATTCCTCAAACGGCCATTACTCATCGATGCTGCGCTCTCTCAGACGACCCGTTGCCGTATAGACCTTTCATCCGTCAACGGCATGAATAACCCGTTTGCCCGTAAGCGCCACAGCGGAAATATCCCGGTGTTTACATTCCACTGGCGCAGCGACCCGCGCAAGGATGAGGAGTGGTACCGCAACGAATGTCTGAAAATTGATGATCCGATTATCGTTGCTCAGGAACTGGACCTGAACTACAGCGCATCCACTGAGGGGATTCTCATTCCTTCTGAATGGGTACAGGCTGCCGTCGACGCGCATATCAAACTGGGTATTCAGCCCAGCGGCCAGCGCCTCGGCGCAATGGATATCGCAGACGAAGGGAAAGACAAAAACGGCTTTTCTTGCCGCTATGGCTTCCTTCTGCAGAACGTTCACGAATGGTCTGGTATTGGCAGCGACATCTACGCTTCTGTCGTTAAATCGTTTGGGTACTGTGACGATTACGGTCTGGATGAGTTCCGTTTCGATGAGGACGGTCTGGGTGCTGGTGCGCGTGGCGATGCTCGCGTGATAAACGAGCTCAGGCAGGCTGAAGGCCGGGGAACAATCACAGCTACGCCTTTCCGTGGTAGCGGTAGCGTATTCGATCCGGAAGATGAAGCCGTTCCTGGTGATAACGGTAAAGCGGCGCGCCTGAATAAAGACTTCTTCGCGAACGCGAAAGCACAGAGCTGGTGGCATCTTCGCAAGCTGTTTCGTAACACCTTCCGCGCGCTGAACGGGATGGACTACAACCCCGACGAAATCATTTCGATAAGCAGCGAGATAGAAAATATTGACCGCCTGCTGATGGAGCTTTCACAGCCTACATGGTCGAAAAACGCCGTGGGTAAAATCCTCGTGGATAAACAGCCGGAAGGCACAAAATCGCCGAACCTCGCTGACGCCGTGATGATTAACTACGCGCCGATGGATTCCTCTCTTGATAATTGGGCCAAACTGGCCGGAGCGTGACATGTCCCGTAAGAAACGCCAGAACGGCGCACAAAAGCCCGTTGCGACAGCTGACGGGTACAACAATTTCACGGCCAAACTTGGCAGCGACACCAGAAACATACAGACGGGCGGAATGTACATGCCCGGGTACATCAGCCGTAACAGGGTGATGCTGGAGTTTGCGTATCGTTCATCGTTCCTCGTTGGTGCCGGTGTGGATGCGATGGCCGATGATATGACCCGTAAGGGGATTAACATCAGCTCAAAGCTGAAACCCGGACAAAAGGGCAAGCTCGAAACCTTCTGGGATGAGCTCGCTATATGGGATGGGCTTAACGATAACCTCAAATGGTCACGATTGTACGGTGGCGCGGTGCTGGTGGTCCTGCTTGAAGGGCAGGATATGTCCTCCCCGCTTAAACTGGATCGTATCAAAGAGGGGCAGTTTAAGGGCGTGATGAGCCTTGACCGCTGGATGGTTAACCCGAGCTATTACGACCTTGTTACTGAATACGGTCCCGATTTTGGGAAACCGAAATATTACAAGGTAATCACGAACCAGCAGGGGATTCCACCCTGGAAGATCCACCATAGTCGCGTTATCCGCATGGAGGGCGATACGCTTCCTTTCCAGCAGGCCCAGACGGAAAACGGCTGGGGGATGTCTGTTGTGGAGCGTATTTTCGAGCGTATCGAGGCCTTTGATACTGCGACGGTTGGCACCACACAGCTGATCCACAAAGCGCACCTGCGAACCTACAGCATTGAAGACCTGCGCAAGATTCTTGCTACCGGAGGCGACCTTGAAAAGGCGCTTATGAAGCACCTGGACATGATACGTCAGTTCCAGACCATCGAAGGCATGACCATCATGGATGGTAAGGATAAGTTCGAAACCCACAGCTATACGTTTGCGGGTATCGCTGATGTCCTTCTGCGCTTTGCTGAGCAGGTTTCCGGCGCGACAGGAATTCCTCTCGTCCGTCTGTTCGGGCAGTCCCCTGCAGGTTTCAACACCGGCGACGGCGATCTGGAAAACTACTACAGCCGGGTTAACTCGCTGCAGGAGAGACGCTTACGCCGCCATATCCGCTGGCTGCTCGATATCTCCTGGCGTTCTCTGTTCGGTGAACCCCTACCTGACGATTTTACTTTCGAGTTTAACAAGCTCTGGGAGATGTCAGATGTGGACCGCGCAACGATGGCGAACAATGTGGTTACCGCACTCGGTACCGCCGTTCGTGACCTCGGGATGCCACCTGCAGCAGCGCTTAACGACCTCAGGAACATTTCTGATGTGATTGGCATCGGTGGTTCTATCACTGACGAGGACATAGAAGATGCGAAGGCCCAGTGGGAGGAGGATGAACCTGAAACCATCCCTCCGCCGCCGTTCGGAGATCCAGTATCGAAAAAGCCTGTTGGCGATAGCAAACCAGATAGGGCAGATCGTCGATGGTACCTACGATGGTTCACAGGCCAGCGCTGACAGCATTTCGAAAACGCTGGTGGACTATTCCGAGGTAATCAGCGACTGGGCAGAGCAGGTCGGGCGAAGGATGTTTGCCCAGGTCGAGCAGGAGGAATGGAATCAGTGGAAATCGGTATCAGAGGAAATCGGCGCTGGCCTGCGCGATGTGGTGGGTAATACCCCCGTCGGGCAGGTGGCGCAGGATATCGTTTACCGCCAGATTCAGCTGATGAAGTCCCTGCCGCTGGAAGCAGCCGATCGCGTGATGGACATACAACAGCGCGCAATGCAGGCGGTTATCACTGGTGAACGTCCGGACGAGCTCTACGAGATGATCATGGCCTCCGGTGACGTGGCCGCCAGCAGGGCGCAACTGATTGCCCGTACAGAGATTGGACGAGCTACCGGCGCGCTGACGCAGGCCAGAGCCCTTTCGGTTGGCTCAGAGGGCTACTGGTGGCGTATCGAGGGGGCCGGAACGCGGGATTCTCACCGCAAGATGAAAGATAAATTTGTGCGCTGGGATAACCCGCCGACGCTGGACGGTATGACCGGACATGCCGGATGTTTGCCGAACTGCAAATGCTGGCCTGAAGTACAGATTCCTGCACCGAGAAAATGAAAAATACGGCTTTGAGCATTCATTTCATGCGAACTGCAATACCCGCGAAATGTTATGAAAATGTTGTATTCGAAAAGACCGATTTTTAGCCCAGTTAATCGCTATTTTTACGGCTTTAAGGGGACATTTTAATCGAGTCCATTTTCGTCGGTGCGGGTAAGAACCCTTATGTTAAATAGCCCGTTATTTCGAACATTTTTCCCATCTCACAAGGTCGCCTCCGGGCGGCCTTTTTGTTGCCCGTAATCGAGCAGGTAACCCATGAAATATTTCTTCACTACACGCCTGGGCGAAACGCGCTATCTACAGGCGGACGGCTCGCTGCTGTGTAAAGACGTACCGATCGCACGCACAGGGACGCAGGTCTATTTACCTGAGGAAATCGACCTCGAACCGGACGGCACCGGCACGGTGACGGTCTGGCGAACAGAAGACGAGGTGTTTTCCCCGGAGACGATGGCGAGCTTTGAGGGCGTAGCCGTCACGCTAGGGCATCCAGAGGACAGCCTGGGCAACATCGTTTTCGTGAACCCTTCTAACTTCGCAGAGTTGGCGCACGGACACATTCAGAACGTCCGGCGCGGCACCGGCGATAAATCGGATCTGCTTATTGCTGACGTGCTTATTAAACGGCAGGAAGCAATCGACGCGGTGAATTCTGGCCTGACCGATGTCAGCTGTGGCTATGACGCGCAGTACAAGCAGCTGGCACCCGGTAAGGGCAAGCAATACCAAATCACAGGTAACCACCTCGCTGTCGGCATCGACCGGGGGCGTGCTGGTGGCCGCTGTGCAATCGGGGATTCCATCCCATCAACAACAAAGGAGAAGCCTGTAATGTCATGGCTTAAAAAACTGGCTCAGGCCATTAAGACGAAAGATGAGGATGCACTGGCAAAACTCATCGACGAAGCGCCGGATATGCCGTCTGATGGCATGCCTTCAATCCCCGGTTCCTCTATCACCATCAACATTCCTTCACAGGCCACCGCCTTACCTGAGGGCAATCGCACCACAACGGACGAAGGCGATCCGAACAAAGGCAAAACCGGCACCGGAGATGAAGAAATTCCGGAGTGGGCGAAAGCGTTGCTGGCTCGTCTGGAAAAGCTGGAGGGTAAAACCGCCGACGGCGATCCGGAACCGAGCAACATGACCACTGATGAAGACGAGGAAGAAAACCGCAAAGTGACGGGTGATGCAGCCTTTAAGCGCAACCTGATCGCCGATGCGGAAATTATCTGTCCTGGCTTCCAGCCTGCTGGCGATAAGAGCCTTAAGCGTCAGGTTCTGAATCATGCAATGCGCACCGGTGACAGCCTGAAATCGTTCGGCGTGGATGATTTCTACAAAGCGCCTAAGGCTACGGTAGACGCGGTGTTTACTGCCGCCGTGGCACTGCATAAGGCGAAAAATCAGCTTGTCCCGCTGAACAACTTTACCCGCACTGCGGACAGCGCAATCAGCACTAAGCACCTTTCCCCGGCAGAACTGAACAAGGTAAACGCCGAATTCTGGGCAAAAAACAAATAAGGTAAATCATCATGGCAGGTACTGCATATTTAACGCGCATGCCCCTGGGCATTGCCGGGGGCGTTACCCGTCCTCGTGATCTCACCATTGAGCCGGTAACCCTGGACCACACGAAGCAGTTCGCGTCCTACGGGCTGGCTGGTAAATACGTGAACGATAAATTCGTTCCGCTGGAATCTGGCGACACCATCAGCAAAGTGAAAGGGATTCTGGTTCGTCCGTTCCCGATTACTTCTGCTCTGGACCTTGCTTACATCGGTGTGACGGCTAATCAGGTTGGTGACAACCTTAAACGCGGTTACATCTGCGTAACTGCTACCGCAGGCAACGCGGCGACCGCGAAAAAAGGCGATCCGGTTTACGTTCGCGTGGCTGGTGGTACTACTCAAAGCCCGGTTGGCTCCTTTGTGCTGTCGCCGGACTCTACCGCATCAAATACACCTCAGCTGCCAAATGCAGAGGTCATGGGGCCGGGTGAAGCCGATGGCCGTATTGAAATCGCTTATAACATCTGAGGGAATAAGTAATGTTTACATTTGACAGAGCGACCATCGACTCCACCGGCGCATTTCTCATCGGCGAGCTGGAGCGTATGGATCAGGCACTAAACATGCCTTTGGTGTCCTACAAATGGTCACGCGACATGCCGCTGCGCAGCGACATTTCTATCGCCGATGAAGTGTCATCATTCACTAATACCAGTTTCGTCGGTGTTGGTGGTCCAAACCCTAACGGTAAAAACTGGATCGGTAAAAAAGCCACAGCCATTCCTGGTATCGAGATCGATATTCAGCCTACCCGTAACAACCTCACCCTGTGGGGACAGGAAATTAGCTGGACGGTACCGGAGCTTATTTCTGCCCAGAAGCTGGGGCGCCCGGTTGATGTCCAGAAATACGAAGGCATGAAGCTGAAATGGAACATGGATACCGACGAACAGGTTTATATCGGTGATAGCGAACTCGGCGTTGCTGGCCTGCTGAACCTGCCGGATGTTACCCCTGTCGCTGCAGCTGCAGCGTGGACCGCAACTACCGATCCGGATGTGATTGTGCAGGACATCAACCTGGTGCTGTCTGATGGCTGGGTTCGTTCTGGTTATGCGGTCTGCCCGGCAAAAATCGGTCTGGCTCCGGAGCTGTTCGGCCTGCTGTCGAGCAAAAAGGTTTCCTCTGCAGGGAATATCTCCGTGCTGGAATACGTGAAGATTAACACCATCGCGTTTCAGGAAAACGGCACACCACTGGAGATCGTCTCCATGAAGTGGGCCTCCAAGCGTGGCGCTGGTGGTGCGCATCGTATCGTTGCTTACACCCAGGACGAAAAATATGTTCGCTTCCCAATGGTTCCTCTGCTGAACACGCCACTGGAGTATCGCGGCCTGCAGCAGCTGACCACTTACTACGGCAAGCTGGGCCAGGTGGAAACCCCGTATTCCAATACGATCTCTTACCTGGACGTTCCGGCGTCTTAACCTGAAACGGGCGGGGAAACCCGCCTTTTTTATGGAGCAAAAACATGAAATACGTTGTTTCCGGTGGTGCGACTCTCAGCTTTGCCGACGGTTCTAAATTTGAGCTGTCTCAGGGCATCCACGACAGTTCCTCTTTCTCGAAAGAAGTGAAGGACCACTGGGCCTTTAAAGCCTATGCGCGCCCGATTGACGAAGCCGACCTGGCGAACGAGCAGAGCAATGAAGACCTTTCCGCGAGCCTTGTTCTCCTGGCAGAAGAAAATAACACCCTGAAAGCGCAGCTGGCTGAGCATGAAAAAACCATCACCGCGCTGGGGAATGAAAACACAGACCTGAAAGCGCAGCTGGCAGCTGCTCAGGCACCAGCAGGCGGTAAACCTGCCGACAGTACGGACAAAACCGATAACACCGGCGGGGACGCGAAAAATGCCAAAAAACAGCAGGCTTCCGACTAACGAGCAGTTCCGCACCGACTTTCCCGAGTTCGCCGATAAAACCCGCTACCCTGACCCCTCACTGAATTTCTATCTGGGGCAGGCCGATTCACTCCTCAATCAGGACGTACAGGGCGATCAGTTCGTCTACCTGGCCGAGCTATTCACAGCTCACTATACGGAGCTGCGCGGCCGCACGCTGGCCGCCGCTGCCGCTGGTGGTGTGAACAGCAACGGCGCTGCAGGTGTAGTGTCCTCTAAGTCCGTGGATAAGGTTTCAGTGAGCTATGACGTGTCCGGGGTAATCAATCCGGATGCCGGTTTCTGGAACAGCACCGCCTACGGGCGCGAGTTCTACTGGTGGTGGTCGATGTTCGGTGCTGGTGGCAGGCAGCTGCTATGAAAAGCGGGTTAACGGTTCGTGCTGATAACGCCGTGGCTGTTCTGGAATCCCTCCGGCAGCTATCCGGAATGGATGTGCTGGTGGGAATACCTGAGGACAAGGCAGGGCGTGAGGATGGCTCTCCGATTAATAACGCGGAACTGGGCTACCTCCACTCGACGGGCGCAACGGTGGAAATCGACGGTACAACGGTCACGCTTCCCCCGCGTCCTTTTCTGGATATGGGGATCGAGGATTCAAAACCCCGAACCGCTGCACACCTCAAGGCAGCGGCAACCGCCGCGCTGGAGGGGCAGGCTGAAGCGGCAATGCGGGAGCTGGAAAGCGCCGGGCAGATTGCCCGTGACGCTGCAAAAGCCGTTATCGGCGCAGGTGACCGGCTGCACCCACTTTCTGAGAAAACCCTCGAACGCAGAAGGGCCGAGGGCATTCCCGGCGAAAAACCGCTGTATGCCCACGGTTACCTGCTGCGCTCAATTAACTACGTCGTGAGGAAAAAATAATGCCTCTTCTCGATGTGAGCGATGTTCTTCTCGATCCCGACTTCATGGACACCAGTCTGGTATGTCACCGGCAGGTTCAGACGGTGGATGAGGACAATTTCACGAAAAACACAGCTCGGGATATCCCGTTCTCTGGCGTGGTGACGGTTGACCGTTCTCTGGAAGCAAGGCGAATGGCGGCAGGCCAGAACATCAACGGCGCGATCCTCATCGTGACGCAGTTCAGATTAACCCAGGGCCAGCCCGGTACAGACAGCGCCCCGCGACTTGATGCCGATATCGTGAGCTATAACGGGCGTGCTTACCGGGTGACATTTGTCGATCCGTACACCAGTTACGGAGCCGGATTCGTCCAGGCGCATTGTGAGCTGGTGGACTTTAACGGAGGGACGCCAGTTGAGTAATGACAGCACCGTGCGCGGTTATCTGACGCCTGTCGGGGATAGTCCCCAGTATGACGAGGCGCTGGAGCGTGAAATCAGTCGGTGGATTCGTGGCGTTTCTGGCTTGCCGGCCGCGCTTGTTTTCCCCCGATGGACTGACCCGCAGCCGCAGATCCCAAACAACGGGGTGACGTGGTGCGCCTTCGGTATCACTACCGTTCCCCAGCCGTTAAGCCAGTCCGATGTTCAGGTTTCGGAAGAACAGTCCGAGCAATGGACATGGGAACAGGTAACGGTGATTTGCTGCTTCTATGGGCCTCTGGGGGCCAACACTGCATCAACTTTCCGCGCGGGAATATTCGTCGAGCAAAACAACGCTGAGCTGAATCGCTCGGGGCTTTCGCTGGTGGAGGCTGGGACTATCTACAACCTGCCAGAACTCATTAATAACCAGTGGGTGAGGCGCTACGACCTCACCATCACGCTGTCCCGCAAAAACATTCGTACCTACAACGTCCGGACGCTGCAAGATGCGCCCGTCTCATTTTTCGGAGACTAAATTATGCCGCAGGGATTACCTGTATCTAACGTCGTTAATGTCGACGTGATCATTGGGCCGCGTGCGGCTACTGGTCGAAACTTTGGTTCGCTGCTCATTCTCGGGAGCTCAACGGTTATCCCGGTTTCTGAGCGCATTCGCCTCTACTCATCCCCGGAAGATATCGGCACAGATTTCGGCGTGGATAGCCCGGAATATGAAGCCGCTACGGTGTATTTCTCACAGTCACCGAAACCACAGCAGGTGTATGTCGGTCGCTGGGCTAAAACGCTGGTATCGGCTGAAAGCGGTTCGACGGAAACGCTGCTGCAGGCGGTGAACGCCGTTCTGAATTACACGAACTGGTACGGTCTGGCCGTGGCTGACGATGAAGATATCGACGATGCCGACTGGCTGAGCGTGGCCGCTGCGATCGAGGCCTCCAGTCTCAGCCGAATTCTGGCGATTACCACTGCAGAGCCTGAGACGGTAAACGCGACCTCCACTACCGACCTGGCTTATAAGCTGAAGGCGGCAAAATGCGCTCGCACGTTTGTGCAGTATTCCACCAGCAGCAAGTACGCCGCACTGTCTGCATTTGGTCGCGCGTTCACGGTGAATTTCAACGGCAGCAACACCACCATTACCCTGAAATTCAAGCAGGAGCCGGGGATCACCTATGAAACCCTGACCACCAATCAGGCGGCGGCGCTGGATGCCAAAAACTGCAACGTATTTGTGTACTACCAGAACGATACGGCCATCCTGCAGCAGGGCGTCATGTCCAGTGGGGATTTCTTCGACGAACGCCACGGGCTCGACTGGCTGCAGAACTACGTTCAGACCAACCTGTACAACCTGCTCTACACCAGCACAACCAAAGTCCCACAGACCGATGCTGGCGTTACGCGCCTCCTTTCCAATGTTGAGCAGTCGATGGATCAGTCCGTCACGAACGGGCTGGTGGCTGCTGGCGTATGGAACGGTGGTCCGATTGGGCAGTTGGATTCCGGCGACACGCTGACAAAAGGCTATTACGTCTACGCGCAGCCGATTTCCGAGCAGGCGCAGGCAGACCGTGAAGCACGTAAGGCACCGGTTATTCAGGTGGCCTGTAAGCTGGCGGGTGCGGTTCATTTCGCTGATGTTCAGATCAACGTCGTTCGCTAAGGAGAACATGAATGGCTACTTATTCTTTTATGGACGTCACTGCGTCCCTCTCCGGCCCGACCGGCGAGATTGATCTGGGCTACGGTTCCGCCAGTTCAGAGGAGGGGATCACCGTTGCAATGGGCGGCCCTAAAAACACCATGACCATCGGCGCTGACGGCGAAGTGATGCACAGCCTACATGTCGACAAAAGCGGCACGGTAACCGTCAACCTTCTGAAGACCTCGCCGACAAACAAAAAGCTGTCTCTGGCGTACAACGCGCAGAGTTTGTCCTCAGGTACCTGGGGAAACAACGTCATTGTGATCCGCAACAAGGTGAGCGGAGACATCATCACGGCGCGCAGCGTGGCGTTCCAGAAACAGCCGGATAACGCCAACGCTAAAGCCGGTAATACGATGCCCTGGGTGTTTGACTGCGGCAAAATCGACCAGGTTCTCGGAGAGTTTTAACAGATGGAATGCTCAATCAAAGGCCACGATTACCGCGTGGCAAAACTCAGCGTTTTTGACCAGCTGAGAGTGACCCGCAAACTGCTGCCGGTGCTGGCGGGCATGATGTCAGAGTTCGGGAGCATTCGCTCCCACCTGCCTGCTGATGGCAAAATCGACACCGTGAAATTCGAACAGTTGAAACCGGTGTTTGAAACACTGCTCCCGCGCATCGCTGAGGAACTGTCTTCCCTGACGGAAGAAGATACCAACGCGATTATTCATCCGTGCCTGGCCGTGGTATCACGTAAGCACATGGACGGATGGACGCCGGTATTCAACAGCGGTCAGCTGATGTTCGATGATATCGACCTGCTGACCATGCTGCAGCTGGTGGCGCGGGTGGTCGCCGATTCACTGGGAAATTTTTTGCCCGTGAGCCCTACCAGCGCGACGCCGGGCCAGCCTCAGGGTTAACCCTCAACAGCCTGCCTGACGGGCTGTCTTATCTCCTTGACCCGGTTGACGCCGGGTTAATCCCTTATTACGCGCTGAAAGATGGATCGGTTGATCTGTGCGATATCGCGCTGATGAATGACCACCTGGCCGTTAAGGCAGACAACCAGCGCCGTATTGAGAAATGGAGAGAGGATAATGAACGCTGAGACTATTAAAGATTTCCTCGTCTCGCTCGGTTTTGATATCGACGAAGCGGGTGCGTCAAAATTTGACTCAGTTCTCGCCGGTACGACCGCAAACGCTATCAAAATGGGGCTGGCCGTCGAAGGTGCCGCGCTTACCGTGGTGGCCTTCACGGCTAAGATCGCCTCGGGGCTGGATAATCTCTACTGGGCGTCACAGCGCACCGGTGCGACGGTTCAGGGGATTCAGTCTATTGGCTATGCGGTTTCGCAGGTGGGCGGCAGCGTTGACGCGGCGCGAACCTCTCTGGAAAGCCTCTCCCGGTTTGTTCGTAACAATCCCGGCGCGGAAGGCTTCCTGAATCGCCTGGGCGTACAGACCCGTGACGCCAGCGGCAACATGCGCGACATGGCCGCTATCTTTACGGGTGTCGGCCAGAAGCTCAGCAGCATGCCGTATTACCGGGCTAACCAGTATGCGCAGATGCTGGGCATTGACGAAAATACCCTGATGGCAATGCGCCGGGGTGTGGGCGGTTTCTCCGGGCAGTACAGTGCAATGGCGAAAGCTATCGGCTTCAATGCTGACGAGGCGGCCAGAAGCTCCAACAAATTCATGACCTCCCTGCGCGAGTTCGGCGCGATGGCAGGCATGGCCCGTGACAAAATCGGTTCTAATCTTGCTGGTGGTCTGGCGGGTTCGCTGGACACGCTGCGCCGCCACATCCTAGATAACTTCCCGCGCATCGAGCAGACCCTGACGAAAGCCATAAAAGGCATTCTGGCGCTCGGGGACATCATCGGGCGGCTTTTCTTCAGGCTTATTGAGGGAACATCCAGCCTTATCACTTGGTGGCAATCACTGGATAAGCAAACCCGGGAGCTGATCTCGCTGTTTGGCGCGCTGACGATTGCGCTGCGCATTCTGAACAGTACGTTCTGGATGTCGCCGATTGGCCTCATCACCGCACTGGCGGCGGGGATTGCTCTCCTGTGGGAAGACTATCAGACCTGGAAGGAAGGCGGGGACAGCCTGATTGACTGGGGCAAGTGGAAGCCGGAAGTCGACGCCGCGCTGAAAATGGTTCGTGACCTTAAAACGACCGTTAACGACCTGGCGAAAGCGCTGGCGAAGCTGCTCAATATTGACCCCAAATCATGGTCCCTGAAGTGGGATTTCAGCAACTTCATTGACCAGATGGGTGAGTTCAGCAAAATGCTGAACATGATCGCCGACCTGCTCAACGCCATTAAAGATGGCCGCTGGGCTGATGCCGCCAGCATCGGCAAACAGATGCTTAATCAGGGCAGCGAAAATCCGTCAGCGATGCCGATGGTAACAGACAGCGCCAACGGTACCGCCGACTGGATTAAAGAGCACTGGGGATTCGATCCTCGCAGCGTGGGCCGAACGGTGCGCGGCTGGTTCGGTGATGATGAGCCTGAACAGCTCGGCCAGTCAGTTAAGCGGCCACAGCCAACCAAAGCAGGCTCTGAACTGCTGGGATGGATGCAGCCGATGCTTACCAACCTGGAACAGCTCTACCGGCTTCCGGAAGGTTTGCTGCGCAGTGTGGCCATCACGGAATCGGGCGGTAATCAGTTCGCCGTTTCAGGCGCTGGCGCTAAAGGTCTGTTTCAGTTTATGGACGGCACGGCGCGCGACATGGGGCTGCGCGGGAATGATGTTTTCGACCCGGAGAAGGCCGCGCAGGCAGCCGCAAAGTATCTCTCACAGCTGCTGCAGGCGAACGGCGGTGACCTGAGCAAGGCGCTGGCATCTTATAACTGGGGGATCGGGAACGTGCAGAAGCACGGGATGGCCCTTATGCCTCAGGAAACCCGCAACTACATTCCTAAGGTGTTAAGCAACATGCCCGCGCCCGGTGCTCAGGTACAGCAACAGAACACCTATCACATCTACGGTGGTGGTGACCCGCGTTCTGTCGGTACCGAGGTCGAGCGTCGACAGCAGTCGGCAAACGCCCAGGTTATGCGCGGTAATCAAACGAAGGTGGGCTAATGGATATTCTCTCTACGCTCTTTCAGCAGCAGAGCCGAAAAATAGGGATGATTGTCCCCAGCGTGGTTGTTTCTGAGAAGCATACCGACACGCTGGAGATAACAGAGCACCCTGTCGAGGTCGGGGCCGCCATCGCCGACCACGCCTACAAAAAACCGTCTGAAGTGGTGATGGAGGTCGGTTTCGCAGGTGGCGGATCGTTGCTGGATTTTGCCAGTAACCTGACGGCTACCAGCCTGCTCGGGCTGAGTCCCCAGCAGACGTATCAGGAGATACTCGACCTGCAGGCGAGCCGTATTCCTTTCGATGTAGTGACCGGCAAACGGCTGTACAGCAACATGCTAATCCGCGCGCTGGAGGTGACGACAGACAAGACAACCGAAAACGTCCTGTCTGCCGTTCTCACCCTGAGAGAGGTTCTTATCTCGCAGACGCAGCAGATCACCGTCGCGGATAAAACCAACATGAAGGACGGGGCAAGCACGTCGGCGGTACTGAATACCGGCAACAAAACCACAAAGCCGCCAAATACCTCGCTGCTGAAAAGCATCACGGGTAACGCGGCGTCATTACTGGGGCTCGGCTAATGGCAATTCAGGAAATCCCGCTGACAGCGGATAACCAGCAATTCAGCATCATCCTGGCGGGGACCACCTGGCGGATTAGCATCATATGGCGCGATCTGTACTGGATTATGGACCTGCAGAACGACAGAGGGGAGCCGGTAATCTCCGGTATTCCTCTCGTCACCGGCGCTGACCTGCTGGCGCAGTACGCCTATATGGGCCTCGGCTTTAAGCTGGTGGTGGTTTGTGACGACAGCACACAGGATTATCCGACGAAAACCGACCTGGGCGGCCGCAGTCATTTACTGGTATCAACGGAGTAAGCATGTCACAGAACTGGATGAGACATTTCGAGCTGCAGCTCGTGGACAATAACGGGCAGGGTATTGAACTCAGCGATTTTAAAGTGACCTTTACGATCGACTGGTTCAATATCAGCAGCGCGTCGCGGGTGGGTACGTTCAAAATCTACAACCTGTCAGCTGATACGGTAAACCGCATCACCGGGCAGGAATTTTCTAAAGTGCGGCTGATTGCCGGTTACGACGGTATCGCGCCGGAGGTGTCGGCAAGCGACGTCGGGACCGTGCGCGAAGTCGACGCGGCGGACGTGGGCCAGAGTGATGGCCGGAACTACGGTCTGATTTTCAGCGGCGAAATTCGCTACTCGGTCACCGGTAAAGACAGCCCTATTGATTCCTACGTCCTGATTCAGGCAGCCGATACGGATCTGGCTTTTGCCACCAGTATAACCTCGCAGACGCTGGCGGCCGGTTACACGGTAGCAGACGTGAACCGCGCGCTGATGAAAGACTTCGAGGCCAAAGGCGCGACCGAAGGCCTCACCCCTGAAATGCCTGCTACCGTATTCCCCCGGGGCCGGGTGCTGTTCGGCATGACACGGCATCTTATGGATAACGTGGCCGGACAATGTGGCGCAACATGGCAATTCGTGGACGGTCAGCGCCAGATGGTGGCGAATAACGAGTATGTTCACGACGCGATTGTGCTCAACAGCGCCACCGGGCTTATCGGTATGCCACAGCAGACTATCGGCAACGGCGTAAACGTCCGCGCGCTGATTAACCCGAACATCCGGGTTAACGGGCTCATTCAGCTGGATCAGGCTTCCGTGTATCGCACCGCGCTGTCGAACAACGATATCGCTATGGCTGGCGGGCAGATCACCGACCAGAACACGGACGGAAATATCACGCTCAGCGGCACCACGGCGCAGCCTGCCAGCATCGCAACGGATGGCGTTTATATTGTGCGCGGGATTATGTACACTGGCGACACAAGGGGCCAGGCGTGGTACATGGATATGATGTGCGAAGCGCGTGGTGCGGCGGATCTTGTTTCCTCATCAGCGAGGGAAAGAGGGCTTTAATGAAACGGTTCTGTTTGGCGTTAGTTATGATGGTTACTGCTCCGGCGATGGCTGCAATTCAGTGCGGCAATTACACGATGACCGGTGACGGAATGACTGTTATTAACGGTGAAACTGTCACATCACAGAAGATAAAATTTCTGGGAAAAGATGGTGACTACTCAAACATGAAAATGGACATGGGCCTGATGCCTTCGCGTGATGGTAACAATTACGGCTTTGAGTTTGTGAAGCGTAACGGAAAAGCTTTCCTGAACGTCCAGCTGCTGCAGAACAGCATGGACGCGCCGAAAATCATCGGATCTTTCCCGTGTAAGAAAGTTTCTGGTTGAAACTAAATCGATTGAAATTTATAGCTAACCAGACTGTCTGAAAATCTGCAAAACGTGCGCATCATGCTGTCGTTTTCCAACTTTAACCATTACACTGCAGATACTTTTGAAGGCGTTTTGCCCTCAACTTGGATGTCACATAGTCAGGAATTACTACTAAATGAGTTTAGCGCAGCCTAAATCCGGAGAGCTTTTAGATCTCCTTGGTCCCTCCCTCACTCAGGGAGAAAACCTGCTGAGTGAGTTTGAAATCCATCGCGTCATTCGTGAGGCAAGGAAGGTTCCTGAGTATTATCAAGGGCTTTCCATCGAGGGTTTGGCTAAGCTTGTTTTAGGTGAAATCGAAGAGGGTGCAGCTCTTTGTGAAAAGTCATTGGAGTTAGCACCCGATGACTCAGTTTCGTTTTGTAACTACACGATAGCGTTGCGAAACAAGGGCTATCACGTTAAGCAATACGAGATTCTTGAGAAAGCGCTCAACTCTCGCAATCCTCGAATCCTTTCTGAAGTGGCTGTTAATGCTGCCTATTGGGTGGATTTAGATTTGCTGCAAAAGGTAATGCCTATGCTTAATGCGATGGAAGTTGCTAAGGCAGACGACTTGGTCAAGTGCAATGAGTCGCTTGATTACCTGATCAAGCATGATAATCATTCTCAGGATTTTAAGGCGATCGGCCGATTGATGATGGCTATTGCGGAAAAGTATCGCTTACGTCTGGCTGGCGCGAATGCTTTTTATGTCATGAATGAGCTGAACACATTTTTCGTAGAAATTAAAACTGACGACCCAGCACTTTTGTCAAAAGTTAATAACGATCTTGCAGATGATCTCATTGCTGCTGGTTTGGAAAATTCAGAATGTATTGGTTGTTTCCAGGCAGGAGACTTCTGATGCCAGTAATGCATAATTGTTTTCTCGACTTAGCCAGAGAATCTTTGCAGCACAACGGTGAACAGTGGACGCGTAATGCAATCAGCAGGTCTTACTATGGCATGTATCATTCAGCTCTCAGGATCACGAACAATATGACGCCTACCCATGATACTGATGGTGAGAGGCTACCTGGCGGTTCCCACATGCGGCTCTATACAGTTTTTTGCAGCGGCGAGGCGGCTGAAGTTAACGACGTAGATGTAGATAAGGTCCGTAAGATTGGCGTGAAGTTAAAGATGTTACATGCTCAGCGTGTAAACGCTGATTACAGACTTGAACGAAAAATTAATCGAATTACGGCAATTAGCGCCTTACAAGATGCTGAAGAGATTGATGCTTTAGTGGATCGAATGATGAAGAATCCAGACGATTCATTAACAGCATAAGTAATAGCTACCATATCAACCCGCCACCCGGCGGGTTTTTTGCTTTCTGGAGCCTACAAAATGGCAGTATCTGACCAGACCCGCAGCGGCGACCTTGCCGAAACATTCAAATCTGAGCGGGAAACCACAAAGAACCAGATCCGAGTCGCTTTGCCTGGCATCGTCCAGTCATTCGACCCTGACGCGGTTACGGCGGTTGTGCAGCCTGCTATCCGTTCGGTTGAAACGGATAACGACGGGAACCGCATTACCAAAAATTACCCGCTGCTGGTGGATGTGCCGGTGGTATTTCCGCGCGGCGGCGGCTGCACGCTAACGTTCCCGGTGAAAGCCGGTGATGAATGCCTGGTGATTTTTGCAGATCGCTGTATCGATTTCTGGTGGCAGAACGGCGGGGTACAGGAGCCTGTCGACGACCGGGTGCATGATTTATCGGATGCGTTCTGTATCGTCGGGCCGCAGTCTCAGGCGCAGAAAATAAGCGGAATAAGCACGGGGGCCGCTCAGTTGCGCAGCGACGATGGAAGCACGTTCTTTGAGCTCAACCCCACTACGCAGAAAATTAAAATCGTAGCGCCAGGCGGTCTGGATGTAGTTACCCCGCAGGCCGACTTCTCGGCGAAAGTTATCATTCACGGGCTCCTGTCCTGGCTGGGTGGAATGGTGGGTTCTGTCGCTTCTGGCGTTGCATCCAAAATCACCGGCGCTGTCGAGTTTATCGGTACCGTTAAAGCTAACGGCAAGTCAATTGATGATACGCACACGCACGGCGGGGTTCAGCGAGGCGGAAGCAACACAGACGGGGTGAACTGATGCGATACAGACGCGAAGACGCCGACGGTGATTACACCTTTGGCAGCGGCGATGATACCTGGCTGATTAACTCACCTGAGGCCGTGGCGCAGGCGGTGAAAACGCGATTCGAATTATGGTACGGGCAATGGTTCCTCGACACTACAGAGGGGACACCGTGGATTCAGTCCGTACTCGGTAAGCAGAAGCCGGAAACCTATAACCTGGCGATCCGTAAGCGTATCCTCGAAACGCGGGGCGTTAAATCCATCCACTCTTTCAATACGACAGTGAACACGACGACGCGCCGCGTCCAGTTCTTCGCTGAAATCGACACCATCTACGGAACAACGACAGTAACCAGCGAGGCATAAATGGCCCTCAATTTGGACACACTCGGCTTATCGGCAACGGTAACCGCTGAGGGGATCAGTGCGCCTGATTACCAGACGATACTCGATACCCTGACGAGCTATTTTCAGCAGATTTATGGCAGCGACGCTTATCTGGAGCCAGACAGCAAAGACGGCCAGATGGTGGCGCTGGTGGCGCTGGCTATTCACGATGCCAACAACACGGCCATCTCCGTTTATAACTGCTTCTCACCTGCTACGGGTTATGGTGCGGCGCTGACGAGTAACGTCAAAATTAACGGTATCGCGCGCAGGGGAGCGACGAACTCTACCGTGGATCTGGTTCTGACCGGTACTGCCGGGACATCCATCACAAACGGTACCGTGAAAGACACGAATAACGTGATCTGGCGGCTTCCTGCCTCGGTGACCATCGGTGTCGGCGGTACCGTGACGGTAACTGCAACCTGTTCAAACAACGGAGCGGTTGCGGCGCTGGCCGGGACGATTACCACTATCAACACGCCGACCCGTGGCTGGGCTTCAGTAACCAACCCGGCGGCGGCCACCGTAGGCGCACCGGCTGAAACCGACGCAGGGCTGCGCATCAGGCAGGGCCAAAGCGTGGCACTACCATCGATTACGCCCTTTGATGCAGTAGACGGAGCCATTGCGAACGTGGCGGGCGTGACACGTCACAAGCTCTACGAAAACGACAAAGGGACAACAGACAGCAACGGGTTACCGCCGCATTCAATTGCTGCCATTGTAGACGGTGGCGATGTTACCGAAATAGCTCAGGCTATCAGGGGTAACAAAGGGCAGGGAACAACACCCTATGGCTCAACTGTTGTCACGGTGCCGGATAAATACGGTAACCTGCATGATGTAGGCCTTTCTCGGTCGACTGATGTCCCGATTTATGGGCATATCACGCTGAAGGTCTTCACGGGCTACACGTCGCAAATTGGCGTACAGATTCAGCAGGCTGTCGCGGATTACATCAACGGGCTAACGATCGGCGACGATGTAGTGCTGAGCAGGATTTATTCTCCGGCGAACCTCGGCGTAGTGAGTGGCGGCAATGCGCGCTACTACGACATACAGGAGCTGCTGATTGGCAAATCAGCCGGTAGCGTCGCAGCGGCAAACATCGTCATCGCTTACAACGAATCCGCGTCGTGTAAGCCTGAAAATATTGTTCTAACGGTGATGTCATGAGCAAGTACACGGCCTTAATCACCAACTATCACGCCACGAAGCCCAGATTCTTTGATCACGTCGACCTGAGCACGCGGCCACTGATTGATATCACAGCGGCCACCCGGGGGCTGGTAAGCGCTTTCGATATTGATACCGCCGTCGGCGTCCAGCTCGATACGCTCGGTCTCTGGATTGGTCGAAGTCGCATTGTAAGCCAGCTGATAAGCGGAGTTTATTTCAGCTGGGACACTGACGGGCTCGGATATGACCAGGGCGTATGGCAAGGCCCGTATGATCCCGATTCAGGATACACCGCATTGAGCGATGAAACTTATCGCATCGTTCTTAAGGCAAAAATCGCCATCAACAACTGGGACGGCCGCAATGATTCGCTGCCTCCCATCCTTGACGCTGCGACCGCAGGCTCAGGCCTGAAGATGCAAATCGTCGACAACCAGGACATGACGATATCTGTCTGGGTATTTCCCGAGACGGATATTTCTGACGTGTCTCTCGAACTGATTGCCGCTATCAAGCAGGGCTATCTAACCGTTAAAGCTGCTGGCGTATGGGCCGGTGATATTGAAACACCTTCGGTAGAAACACCGTCAGAAGGCTCTAAATTTTTCGGTTTTGACATGGACAACGAATACATCGCCGGATTTGATGATGGCGCATGGGGGAAATTATTGTAATGGCTACGAATAACTTTAAACCTTTCGCTACAGCTGCAAATGCCAATGTTACCACTCAGTCCGACTGGGAAGCATTACCAGCACTGTCTAGCGGCTTTGTTTCAGGCCCGGCAAAATCAGCGCAGGTAAATAAGGCACTCAGACAGGCGACATTTATTGCTTCAGCCGTTGCCCAGTATGTTGCTGAGCTGTCCGGAAATGATGTGCTTGATGATGGCGATATCGCCGGGTTCGTCAATAAACTCAAACAAGCTAACGATAGTCGCTATGTTGAGGCTGCTGGTGGCGATTATGGTGCTGTTTTTCGTTTCAAAGGTATCAGTACATTACCATCTATAAACAACCCATCGTCCCTTTTTAGTGAAGAGGGCAATCCGGCACAGAATACTCTTGTTTCTGGTACTGAAGCTGCCTGGTATGCGCATAAAGTACGCGCAGGCATTCTTCGTGACAGTGGTGTAAATGTCCATGGCTATGCTGTGGAAATCGACGGAAACAGGCAATTTCAGACGGACCTTAACGGCAATCTGATTGCCATGGCGGCACTCTACGAATCAGGCGGAACCGGAACCCTTGTAAGGGTCTACTCGCCGAACAACCCACCACCTCAGCAGGATTTATCCGGATATCTGAAAAAAACTGACGTTGGTACGACAGCCGGCACTGTCGCAGCGGGTAATGATTCCAGGATAACCGGCGCTCTGCAGTCGAATAATCGTCTGTCTGAAATTGCTCAGGCTGGAGCTGCGGCACAACAGCAAGCGATTGATAATCTTGGCGGCATTCATGGGCGGCTTGTTGGCTCCCGTGCGTATACCTCTTCGGGTACGTATGTTCCCGGAGCGGGCATTAAATATGCCCGTGTCACCGTCACAGGTGGTGGCGGTTCCGGTACGGGGACGCCGGGCGGGGGATATCGCGGCGCGGGTGGTGGCGCGGGTGGCACGGCCATTAAGTATCTGGCCCTCACTGCTGGTAGTTATCAGGTGAATGTTGGTGAAGGCGGGAAATTAGGCAATGCTGGCGGCACCAGTTCCTTCGGCACTCTGGTTTCGGCTACTGGCGGAAGTGGTGCCAGTGGTGCCACAGGTGGTTATGGTGGCGAAGGCGTTGGTGGTGACATCAACATTGCCGGTGGCGCTGGTGACGACTCTCCTGGTGATAATACGGGTTCAACTGGTGGCGGTGGCGCAGGTCATGGTGGTGCGTCTTATTGGGGAGGGGGGATGAGATCCAGCACTGAAACGGTCGCTATTAGCATCAAAGCAGCTGCCGGTGGTGGTGGCGGTGGCAACGTATCTAATGGTGGCTCGAACGTTCAGCCAGGTAGTGATGGTATTGTCTATATCGAGGAGTTTGTTTGATGAAATATGCACGTATTGATGATGGGATTGTCGTTGAGTTATTCGAAACCGATGGTGATATTTCTCAGATGTTTCATCCTGATCTGGTATGGGTGGATATAACGAGCATTAAACCCCAGCCTGATAATAACTGGACTTATGATGGCAAAAAGTTTAGTCCGCCTGTTGTTGATTATGTGAAGCTGGCAGAGCAGGAAAAGTCCTATCGCCTGCTTGAAGCAGAGCGGATCACTGCCGACTGGAAAGTAGAGCTTTCGCTGGGGATCATTAGTGACGATGACAAAAAAATCCTGATCGCGTGGATGGAGTATATTAAGCGGGTTAAATTGGTGGATGCCTCAAAAGCGCCGGATATCACCTGGCCTGTTATCCCCGCCTGATGAAATGCCGCTGCCCATAGTATGCAAGAACGGGCAGCGGCTGGTTGCTGAGTGTTCATGCCCGAGCAAACGCCGGGAATATTACACGAGTAAAATTCAAAGCCCAACCTGGCGCACTGATGGAAACTCAGACACCAGCCACATATCGGACTCATCAAACATTTCCTCCAGCATGCGGTTGAGCTTTTCCCGATCGCTTTTGCTGGCATCGCTATTCAAGCCGTTTGCCTGCATCGGCTTCACCCTCACTTCGGCATCAGGGAAGATCTGGTGCACTCGCTTCGTCAGCTCCGCCAGGATAATCTCTCTGGCCCCTTCGAGCCCCTCTACATTGCGTTTGTCATAAACCAGTTCAACGAACATAAAAGCCTCCGAAAAACCACTGTGGTTGTATACAGTATTTTCACTGTAAAAATAAACAGTGTCAAGGCGAGCGGAGCGCGAAAGGGGAATGGGTTTTTGTTACCATTATTTACAAATAGAAAAACCCCAGACTGTGAAATCTGGGGTTCTTTTAAAGTGCACGTGCATTTCACGTGCATTTTTTTGTCTTTTCTCGGTCTGCCTGCTGTCTGGTCAGTGTCCGTAAGTGGCTGTTTTTATTGCCGCTGTCCGGTTGCAGTCCTATCAAAAGTGGTGGAGCTGGCGGGAGTTGAACTCGCGTCCGAAAGTTGCTTAACCAATTGAAAATAAACAACTCTTTCACTGCGACAGGCCTCAAGTGCATTTTACGTGCATATTGAGGTCTGTCTGAGGTCCTGATTCTGTCCGACATTTTGAAATATTTCCCCCGCTACAGCGCGGCTGAAATCGCGGTTTTACCGTCATATTCAGCCAGGTATTTACCGTAGTTGCGGAATATCATTTCCGGCCCTTTGTGGCCCATTTGTCCTGCAAGCCAGAAGAGGTTAACGCCCTGGCTAATATGCTTGGTGGCGAATGTGTGCCGCGTCTGGTACGGGTTACGATAGCGCACGCCAGCTTTTTTCAGGGTCGGCACCCATGCTTTTTTACGGATAGCGTCGGCGTTCGCCCAGGGTTCTCCCGTTTTCGGGTCGCTGAATATGAACTCACTTTTCATAAAGGTGTATTGCTTCTGCGACTGCAGGGCCGCCAGCGCCTCACTGTTCAGCTCCACCTTACGGGTACCGGCTTTTGTCTTGGTGCCTTTGAGTACCCCTACGACACTGGCCGCTTGAACGTGGGCTGTGTTCGCAATGGTGTCCAGATCAGGCCAGCGCAGCGCGCACAGTTCGGAGCTCCGCAGCCCGGTATTGAAAGCAAAGCGGAACAGGTTTTCCCATTCCGGGTACCTGCAGCTCTGGTAAATGGCGAGGGTTTCCGCTGGCGTGAACGGGTCAACCTCGTAATCGTCGGCGCTCGGGCTGCTGTCGATCACGTGGTACCGGCTGGCGCTGACGAGGGTTACCGGGTTAATGGTCAGCAGGCCATCCGTAACAGCTTCATCGATGGCGCTGCGCAGAAACGAAAGGTTATTCCTGGTCGTTTTCAGCTTTGTTTTCCGGCTGGCTATCCAGTTTTTAAGGACCGCTGGCGTCAGTTCTGACACGTGGAGTTTATGCAGAGCTGACAGCGCCGACAGGCATTTTTCATAACCGTTGATAGTCGACGGGGACAGGTTGCGGTTCTGGCAGATTTTCAGGTACTCGTCCAGGTAGGACTTTATGTTTTTGGTTTTCTTCACCACCCCGAACAGCTCCAGCTTTTTGGAGTTGGGGAAATATTTCGCATATTCAAAGGTGCCACTGACGATCTGGTTTTGTATCTCCCCGAGCAGGCGCTCGGCGTACTTCACACCGCGCGCGTTTGCTTCCATTTTGGAGAGGGGCTCCCGGCACAGAACCCCTTTGTATGTGAAAGTGATAACCAGAGTGTCGCCAGTTTTATGCTGGCGGATGGTTACTCCTCTTGGGAGAGATAATGATCCTTGTTCTTTCTTGCCCACTTTGAAACCTCCGTTAAGTCAATCCAGCGTTCTTTAACGCCATCGACTTTTAATACATGTACTCCCTCCTTCCATAACCCCCTTTGTATCCGTTTGTTAACGGCTTCTACCGTTTCCCCCGCGTCCCTGCAGTACGTAGAAAGGGGTACACAGTCAAGACTCATGGCTGACCTCCCGCCCGAAAGCCTGGGCATTTTCCAGTTCATTAGCGGCATAAATCAGGGCATTGTGATGAGCGCGAAAACCACCATCGAGTTCGCGCGCAGCTCTGTCGCGCAAGATGTCGATCGCAGCCTGATAGTCATTCTGGCAATCGGCTGAAAAGTCAGCCGAACTGGCCGGCAGCTCCCCCAGCACCATCAACATGTTTTCCGGGTCGATGGGAATGGTGGCGAGCCCCAACTCTTTGGCCTCCACCGCTAAACGGGTCCAGCGTTCAATAATTTCAGTGGTACCTTTTTTCATGGCATACCTCAGGAACCTATCAAAAATTTAGACTCAATCAGCGCGCCGAAAACGACGGCCACCAGCAACAGGCCAAACAGCATAGAGAGGAGGAAATACATCATCGTGATGCCTCCCGAAAAACAGCTCTGTACGCACGCAGCATGTCCCGAGACTTGCCGGATAAAACAGTTCTCATGAAGAACATCCCGCTACGGGTTGCTACGATTCCGGGTGTGTGTAGCAGCGTGACATCTACCACTCTGTTATGTTTGCGGAACTCAAACAGAGTGCTTGTGATAACGATGTTCGCCACGGCGCCATAGTCCTGATGTTGAATTTTCATTTTCTGTCCTTCAGTTTGCTGTATCGTTCATGGCTCATTACTTCCCAGTTCTGGCCGCCGTCTCGGGACAGCAGGCGCCAGCGGCGATTAACCCTCAGGCTCAGGTTTCCGGAGCCGTGCATACGGCAGGGATGAATCCGCCTGGCTCTGAACTGGCGGAGGACATGGACCGCCTGCAGGTGCACCCACTCAGGAATTCGTATCGCTGTCAGGGCCATTGTCCTTCTCTCCTGCAGGTGGGATGATCGTGTAACCGGCTTGTTCAGCCATCCATAAAAAAGTCTCCAGCGATGCTGTAACCTCGCCGTTCTGAACCGGGCGCGCGTGGATAACTTTCCCGTTCTCGATTGTCAGCACGATATTTACTGGTTCGTGCGTGATAATTGGTGTCTGATCACTCATAGCTTGTCTCCGCTGTGACTGATTTTTGTTTCTTGGCAAACTCGACCAGCTCAGCAATGAGATCGTCGATTAATGCCTTTCCGCTTTCTGTCAGGAACTCACCGCTGCCATTCACATCTACGGCGTTGCTGTAAATTCCTCTGATGGCTTTTACGCCGTCAATATTCCCGTATTCACTGAGAGCCAGCTTTTCGAATCGTCTCAACAGACCATCAAGCAGTATTTCTGTTAATTCGACGGTGTTTATTCCCCCCTTAGGCATATTAATAATGATGCAGGTGCTTCCGGTTTTACGCTGTTGGCGTAATAACGCAGCCTTTAAAATTCGTCGGCGATAAGTGTTAATGAAATTATTCATTTGCCATATGCCTTTTTTAAATAAAGCATGCCTATAGACCAATAACCTATTGAGCTAAATAATTGGGCTGTTTTAAATGCCTGTCGATTAATCATGATTAACCTTATTTTGATTGCGGGAATCCCCAGGATTATTCCTGTAATAGTAATTTTTATTATTTATTAAGCTGGGTTTTTTGACTCTTCCTCAATAAGGTAAGCAGCCACCGGACCAATAAGATCTGCCAAAAGTGATGCCACAGCTACCACATCAGAATCTGTCAGCTTGTGGGGATAGTTCTCAAGCATCCGTGCGACAACTTCAGCTTGATAGGCTTTGGCAGCCGCTTTTTGCAAGGTTAAATCAGACATTTTCAGCATCCTTATAACCGGAGGAATAAGTAGATGAAATAGCAATTTTATTTGTGGCAATTGCTAATTCCGCTAAATCAGCAATTGCGCCAGATAGCATCATGAGTTTATTTTTATCGATGTTCTTTTCCTCAGCCTCATTCATTATGCTGATACCTAAGTGATTGATAGCTTCTAGCAAAGAAATGGTTTTTGTATCGCAATCTGTTGCGATTTGGTCAAAATCAATATGACTGCATTTTTCCTTGTCACCTGCGAAGCGGTAATCAGGAATATCTACAAGCTGGAAAAATTTTTTAGTTGTCGGGTTAGCTTTCATTTCATGGGCTCCATTTGTTGCCGATGAAATAACAATACATAACGTATTAAATCACGTCAATACAAAACGGATTAATCCGATGTATTAATTTTTATCTCTATGTTTGTTAAGGTTTTTTTTGTTTGTTTTAGTGACGGAGGGTATAAAAAAAGCCGCTTTCGCGGCTTGTGCACTATGGCAGGTTGGTTATTTTTGCATCGACCACGACACCGATAATACGGCAATTACCATTTATGGGAATGATCGGGTATTGAGGGTTTAACGGCTTGAGGAATCGTTGACCAGCATCGATAACCAGCTTTTTGAAAGTGGCCTCGTTATCCCCATCCAGCTTAGCGACAACTAACTTTCCGTTGATGGGTTCAACCTGAGGATCGACCAGTATAACCATGCCTTCAGGAATGCTAAGCCCAGCTGGCGATGTCATCGAATCCCCTTTGACATCTAACCAGAATGAATCTTCTGAACATTCCACGGTTGTATCATACCAGCGGTCGATCGCGCGCCTATGATATGGTTCCACTGCTTCCATCCAATCCCCTGCGCTGACCCAACTGATTACGGGGTAGCTTCCTTTCGATTCATTCATGGCGTGAAATGACACATTGTGATCAGCTCTTGCGTCGCTCACTGCGCCGTCAGCGTCAACCACAAAACCTGGCATTTGTAGAATTTTAAAAATTTTTGCTATGACCTCTAGGTTAGGTTCACGTCTTCCGTTCAGCCAATGGCCTAGCCCACCCTGTGTCATACCGAGTGCTTCAGCTAGCTGTTCTTGAGTCATTCCGACTTCTTTCATCCTGGATTTGGCCAGGTCCTGCCATCTCTGTTTCATAGACATGATTATTACAATCCGTATTTTTTGAGCAACTTCCATTTTGTATTATTGTTTTATGTGTGTATAGTACGTTATGTATTATTTAGATAGGAACTATCCGAATGAGCGGTATTAAGAGCCTAAGGCTGAAAGCCAAAGTGACCCAAGGGGAGCTGGCAGCGTTGATCGCTAGCTCTCAAGGGGCCGTTAGCCACTACGAAACTGGTCGTCGAATCCCAGATATTGAAGTTGGGAAACGCATTGTGAGCGCCTTTAAGCAGCTCGGATATGAAACCAGTCTGGATGAGGTTTTTTCCGATGAACATTCCGGAGAGCAACTTCGATAAAGCACTGCTGCCGGATACCCACTCACAAGCTGATGCCGAGTGGATTAAGCAGCAGTTGCTTAGCCTGACACCAACTGCACGACAAAAAGCTATCCAGCGTTATGCAGCTGTGTATCAGGAAACGTTCGAGGCTGAACCCGTTTCCTACCGCAAGGAGAACCGGGCAAGGCATGAAGCAAACACAAGGCTTCGCCTGTTTGTGAGAAATCAGGGCAGAGCCTTACAGGGGTATACCGCCGAACCTCCCCTGGCTGGATCGCAATCGCGCTCCTCATTGTTTCGGGTTTAAAGGTACCCGAACAGAAGCAGGCTTAAAGGTGCCTGTTCAGGTTGGCAACCAACTGACCCAATTCCTCATATGTACTAGGTAAGTAGTACGTTTTTATGGGGAAGAGGGAAAGGGGGGTAAGGGGGGATTGGGTGTAGGGGCAGGAATAGGGTCTTTTCCAACAGGAGAGATCCATAGGTTAAGTAGATCACTGTCTTAAGGGCGCAATTTAAAAAAACGCCTGTATCAGAAAGGTAGTACAAAGCGCTCAGGCGCTGAGAAACGAAAAGGGTTCTTCCTGGAAGAGTGATTTTTCAGAGGAGCTGAATCAGAAGGGAGGCTGGCAGCCTTTGGGGAGGCCACCAGCCATGTGAGGGGGAATCCATGAAAACCACATCACAAAATGATTATCTCATCAGCACAGGGGCAGCACAATGGAGCTGACGATCACGCCGAATTTTGCACAGGAACGAGCGCTAAACATGTTGCGCCGTGACTGGAAGGCAAACGACACCTTCATGGTGTACTCACCAACTGGTAGCGGTAAAACGGGTTTGGCCGCCTTCATCGTTGCCGGGTTTGTCAGCCGTGGTATGCGCGTCCTGTTCTGTGCACCGTACACCATCCTGATCGGTCAGACGGCTAATCGGTTCGTGGAGTATGGATTACCGGGGGATGAAATCGGTTATATCTGGGCGGATCACCCGAACTACGATCCGGACCGGAAAATTCAGATTGCCAGCGCCGACACGCTTATTCGTCGTGTTTTTCCTGAAAATATTGATCTGCTGATTATCGACGAAGCACACCTGCGTAAAAAACGCATCCTGAAGGATATCGAACGTCTGCGCGGCAAAGGCGTAAAGGTGATTGGCTTGTCGGGTACTCCGTTTTCCCCATTCCTGGGCAAATATTATGACCGACTGATTAAGCCAACCACGATCGGCGAGTTAATACAGCGCGGCGATCTGAGTAAATACGAGTTTTACGCGCCAACTAAACCGGATCTGAAAGGCGTAAAAACCAAAGCATCGCTCGAGTACGGCAGCGATTACAACGAAACGCAGCTGGCTGAAATCATGTGTGGCTCTACGCTGGTGGGCGATATCGTACAGAACTGGCTGGAGAATGGCCGGGATCTGCCTACCATCGCTTTCTGTGTCAACGTAGCCCACGCCAATTACCTGACAATCCAGTTTAACCTGGCGGGTGTTAACGCTGAGGTCATGACCGCCGACACTCCAGTGGATGAGCGCCAGACCATCATTCACCGCTTTGAAACTGGTGCAACGAAAATCATCGTTAGTGTGGGCGTTCTGGTGGCCGGCTTCGATAGTGACGTTCGTTGCATCATCTACGCCAGGCCAACAAAAAGCGAAATTCGCTGGCTGCAGGCGCTCGGGCGTGGCCTGCGCACCGCACCGGGTAAAGAGTCCTGCCTCATCTTCGATCACAGTGGCACCGTGCACCGTCTGGGTTATCCGGATTCAATCGAGTACGACGATCTTCCCAGTAAGTCTGACGGCATGGAGGAAAGCGCGCGCCGCGCAGCTGAGGAACGGGCCGAAAAGCTGCCACACGAATGCTCTCAATGCCATTACATGAAGCCATCTGGCGTCTATGTATGCCCGAAATGTGGGCATAAGCCGCTGGGCGGTGAGGACATCGATACCGACACGGGCCGCAAACTCAAAAAGCTGGGTAAAAACCAGCATCAGACCACGAAGGCAGAGAAACAGGCCTGGTGGAGTCAGATCAAATTCTATCAGCGCCAGCGCGTATCGCAGGGGAAAAAGCCCGTCAGCGATGGCTGGTGCGCAAACACCTTTCGCGAACGGTTTGACGAGTGGCCTAACGGGTTGAGCGATTTCCCGATGGAGATCACGCCGACCGTCTCTAATTTCATCCGGCACAAATTGATTGCGTATGCGAAAGGGCAGGAGAAGGCAAAGCGCCTCCAGGAGGCATCAGGAACGGCAGCCCCATCCTCAGTACAGCAAGCACAGAAAGCGATTAACGATATCAAACAGCAGTTAGGAAAACGAGCATGAAGACGGCAGAAGCGGCAAAAGGTCAATGGGCAATGATTTTTGAGCACTTCGGGTTACCTCCCATTAATGCCAGAAATCACTTTAAAGGCGAATGTCCGGTATGTGGTGCGCGGGGAAAGCTGCGTATTGATGACCGGGACGGCCGGGGAACATGGATCTGTACCTGCGGCAGCGGTGACGGAATGAAGCTTGTCACTCTGACACAAGGGAAGCCATTCAATGAAATTTGCAGGGAAATAGACCAGCTGATTGGTAATAACTTTACCCGCGAAGCGTTCCCGCGCACTTCAGATGCAGTAAGCGCCCGTGATCGGGTTCTGTCCAAATTTTCGAAACTGGTCAACCTGAAAGGAACTACCGGGGCGGATTATCTGCAGGCCAGGGGAATTTATCAGCTCCCACAAGAGGCGGTGAAGTTCAATGATAAACAACGCTACGGCGGTAAGGTTTACCAGTGTCTGTATTCACTCGCAACTGACGACAAAGGCGAGCTTTGCTATCTGCACAGAACCTTACTGGACGGCAATCAGAAAGCCCAACTAAGGGATTCTGCCGGAGCGAAGCGCCAGAAATCTCTTCAGGACGAAAGCTATCTGGATCATGCCCGTTCAGTCGCTATTCGCATGTTCCCGGTAGCGACGACCCTCGGAATTGCCGAGGGTATCGAAACGGCTCTTTCCTGCAAGCAGCTGTACAACGTTAACACCTGGGCCACCATGACCAGCGGATTCATGAAGAAATTCCGTGTTCCTGCAGGTGTGAAAAATTTGATTATTTTCGCAGATCGAGACGTAAACAGCGCCACCGGATTGGCTGCGGCCACGGAATGCGCCCATGCCAACTTACTGGCAAAAAATGACCTGGAAAAAATCAGCATCTACTACCCGGATAACGGGGATTTTAACGACATGCTCATGAACGGCGATCAGGTTCGTGAGGTGGTTTTCTTCAAGAAAAAGGCGGCTGCGTAATGCGTACTGATAACAACGAACATAAAGCACTATTCACCATCCCGACGGCAGCGTACAGCTCCGCCCTCGCAAACATCAAGCCTCTGCCCGAGCAAAGGAGAATCACCGGGCATAAGCAGACTGACGCTTATCTTTGGGTGCTGGAGGTTATCCGCCTGAACGAACCCGCACATCTGGACGCAGCCGAAGCCGCGCTGGAGAAAATTAAAATCTCCCCAAAAGAGGCCGAGGAACGTTACGCGCGTTATTTGCTGGCGAATGGTGGCGATCCTTTCCTGGTTGCCTTCGGTACCATCGGCATGGATAACCCGGCCCGGGCAATCAAGAACGCCCGGGAGAACATCAAAAAAGCAGCATCAGTCAGGGCCACGTTCGGCAGCTATGAGGCAGCTCTCGAAGATGTGGAGGCCGAGCGAGTAATCAAGTCTTCCCCGAAATTTATCGACGATCACCTTTGGGGATGGACTCCGGCCGAGAAGAAAGCTGGCAGCATTAACGGCAGCCGTATGAACGAAATTGATGAACAGCGCCGGGCATTTGTTGAAGGCTATCGTGATGTACTGCCAGAGCCCGATACGCTTTCTGACGTTGTTCGTGAGTTTGTTTACTGGGACTGGCTCTACAGCGTTCGTCACACTGCAACTAAAGAACAGGGCTATGAATTTGGTTACTCCGAGCATCACGAATCCGTATATGACCGTGAGCGTTACCTTGAAAAATTGCTGGCAACCATCAAACCCGTGACGCGAGCTGAAGCTATCGAGGTATGTCGCTGGCTCCTTGAAAGTGAAAAGGGCCAATACATGGAGAACCACGGCGCAGCGGTGATTCTTAACCTGGTAGGGGAGTGTGAATAATGAAACTGGAAGCGTCACTCAAACATTTCAGCCCACAGGGAATGCACATCAGCGACGACGTGAAAGGAACTTCTCCGGATCGTATCACCGGCACCGATGTTATGGCGGCAATTGGTACCACCAGCAGCCGAGCGCGGTTTGGTCTGGCTGCCTTCTTTGGTAAGACCGGGATCAGCAAAAGCGATGAGCAGCTGGCAGTACAGGCTCTGGCGCGTCATGCAATGGAATCAGCGCCCAGGAATGTACGTAAAGCAGCAGCAGGCGAATTTGGCTGGTGTATGCTGACGCTGGCACAATTCGCCTTTGCTGAATACTCCCGTTCAGCGGAAACCAGCGTGACGTGTCACAGCTGCAGCGGCAGCGGATTAACCTCTCAGTATGAGGATGTGATCAAACATCCTGGAGTCTTCAACTCTGACGGAATGGAAATCGTACCACCGAAA